CCTTCGGGTCCTTCGGGTCCTTCGGGTCCTTCGGGTCCTTTGGGTCCTTTGGGTCCTTCGGGTCCTTCGGGTCCTTCTGGATCAACAATTGAACCATATATACGTGAAAATTTAGAATCAACAGAAAATAAAGGAGAAAAAATTAAGTTATTTTGCGGACAATTTCCAAGCGATCCGGCGTGTGTCTGTATTAATGACACCATTTTAAAATCTCAACAGGTTGATAGAGATAATCAAGAGCATTACAGTAGAGTAGACCAAATAAATTTAGAAAACAAACAAAAAGAAGATACATATAATAATAAATTGCAAAAGTGGCAAAACCTCAGAGACATTAAGGAAGCAAGTTTGCGAGAATATCAAGAACCTGCAGGTGTTCACCGAGTAAATTATGAGCCAGAAACAACGAAGTGGCCTCGTACTGAATGGAACGTGTTCACTGTTGGAGAAAGCTGGTATAATGGGTGGGCGGCAAGGATGGAAATACAGTGGATGGCTAAATATACAGAAACCCATATATCAACCTTGATGGCAGCGTGGGAACGTGCAAACCCACGACCAATATATCCTACTCTAACATCCATCCCAGCATACACTCCACGCAGTATGGTATCACAATGTTGCAGTAATTCAATTAAGGTTACAGGACCAGCGGTTTTGGATGACGTCTATCAAAGTTGTAATCAGACAATAATGCAACAAGGTGACGTTAGAAATGCAGAACAGAAGGCAGCTGAAGAAGCTGTTGCAAAAAAGAAAAAGGAAGAAGAAGAAGCTGTTGCAAAAAAGAAACAAGAAGAAGAAGAAGCTGCCATACAAAAAGAAAAAGAAGAAATTGCTGCCGCAAAGAAGAAAAAAATTATTATAATTATAATAGTGATTGTAGTATTTTTAGGATTGGGATTTGCAGCATACATGTTCTTTACATCTAAATCTGGGGATGCAATAGGTGGAACTTCATCTCCGTCCGAAACTCCATCAGTTCAGATGGGAACTCCAGTTTCTAATACATCTGAATAATATAAGTTGTTTTGTTTTCAATAATTTTTATTGAAAACTTATTTGAAACCTTATTAACTAAAGGGTTTATCTTTTTTCTTTACCAAAGGTTTGAATGCAAGTGAGAGTAATTTTGCAGCTGCAACAGAATATGTTTTTGCATCAGCATTTTATGGTTGCTCCAGCAGACTTGTGGTTTAACCAGAATTTGTGGTTTCAGCAGAATTTGTGGTTTCAGCAGAACTTGTGCTTATGTGAGGATTTGTTTTTGCTGACATACGATCTTTAATAACACCGCCGATTATAGAACAAATTCCTCCGAGAATTAGAAGAATAGAGCATATTAACAATCCTTTTGTACGTCTGCCTTTAATGTATGAAACAACAGCATCTTTTGGTTTATCTGGAGGATCAAAATTACAATCATTAGATGGTTCAACTGTTATATATAGAACACTACCTTCTTGAGAATCTTTTATTTGTCTTGGATTTATATCTTCTGGTAGTTGTTCTGGTTCTTTTTCTTTGTCTAAATCTATATAAAAATCATACCCTATGACGTCGCTATCTTGGACACGTTTTTTAACTTTTCCAAATGTTGTTCTCGTTAACGAAGAAGTGAGTGCTTTTAGTTCAGCGCACTTTGCATACGGTTTGTTATATCTTGTTTCTGCTGGTTTTCCACTCGAAAAGTACCCAACCATAGTTCCAATACCTATTAGTATAAGTATTCCACCTAAAATATATAATGCCTTACCCATCATATACTTCATACCCGCTACTAAGCCACCAAACATAACACATCCAATAACAACAAAAATTATCCAAAAACTCATTGTTATGCCTTCAGATGTGTTTTCTGCAGTTTGAGCAACTACACTTTTTATGGAAGAGGCTAGCTCATCACTAACAGTTGCTGATGCATCTAACTCACACCTATTTGTTGCAGATGCTGAGTTAGATTGAATTATATTGTTAGCTCCAATGCCACATTTAAGTTTTAAACGATTAGTTTGATCTTGTTTGATTAAATTTGAACAGCATTGTGTTTGTTGTATATATTTACACGCAGACATTTTACTGGAAATATCATTGCATATATCTTGATTAGATTTTGAATTAGACATAATCCCTTTCGATTTGTTTAAAGATTTTTGTAGGATTGTGTTATCAACACTTGCTTCCATTTTTGTTAAAGCTTCAAGTACTAAATCTATTTTACACATATTTGTAGCATCGGCTATATTAGTTTGAGTAACATTTGTGACAGCAGCATTTTTCATAAATGCTACTAGTTTGTCACCAGTTACTCCTGCGAGTGCTAAATTTTTTAAACAACCTTCTGACATTTCAGCTTCGATATCATTGGTTTGTTCCTGTGATATGCTATTTGCACATTTACTATTTTGTTCAATTTCACTTATTGTACTCTGCTCTGTTTGAAGTTTCGTCACAAGCCTTTGTGTACTTTCGGAAGATGATTTACAAGCGTTAATTAATCCAGTTAATGGATTCCAACTTGATGCAGCAGCCTTCATACCTTCAACAATGCCTTCTGCGATACTATTTGATTCTTTCTCAATTTTTTTGCAAATATCAGAAGCTTTTTGATCTTGTAGTTCGGGATATTTTTTACATACACTATCCTTTTTTTCTTTTTCGTTCTCACAGACGTTCATTTATTATAAATTAATATTTTAAATATTAATTTAAAAATTATCAAATAGTTTGATTAATACAAAATCGGTCTGTTGTTTCTAGATCCATAGCTGTTATTTGATAAATAAGCATATGTAATACCTTTTTCATTAAATTTATTTTTGGTTGTTAAAGGTTGATAAAAACTACGGTTGTATTGGTGTGATAAAATATTTGATTGTGATACGTTAAATGGTCCTCCTACTGTCGATGAATTAGGACCAGATGACCCACTAATTCCTAAATATTGAGATGAATTAGGACCAGATGACCCACTAATTCCTAAATACTGAGAAGAATCGGGTCCAGTAATTCCTAAATACTGAGAAGAATCGGGTCCAGTAATTCCTAAATACTGAGAAGAATCGGGTCCAGTAATTCCTAAATATTGAGATGAATCTGGTTCAGATGATTCACCAGAATCAAAAAATTTCATTCCATCAGGACATTCGTATTGAACGAAACCAGGTCCAAAAGCGCAAACAGGTTTTTCCGGTTTTAACAAATCAGATTCTTCAGGACCATTGAAATTCTCTTGAAAGTGTTCAGATGATTTTTCTCCAATAGGACTACTATTTAAATTCTCTTGGAAATTTTCGGATGGTTTTTCTCCACTGTATTGAATAAAATTGACTCCTTGGCGACAACTGTTAAAGGGATTTGGTTTTTGGTATCCACATCTTTCATTTTCCCAATATTGATTTGACACAGGAGTATATTCAAAACGATTCAAATTATTACCAATAAACCCAGAATTGCAGCGGCATTTCTCGGTTGAAAGTTCCTGTGCACATTCTTTCAAGAGTTCAGGATTAGATGATTGCATGTATGGGTATCCTTGACACTTTTTTGATTTAGATAATTCAAAGTGAAAACCTTCTTTTTCTTTATGTTTAATATTTGTCAGTTTATATACTGACAACAAAACAATAGTTATTAAGAAAGATACTATGTAAGATGAAACTATTGGGGACAAATTTTTAAACTTTGCAAACGTTTGATTAAATCCAATAAGAGCTATTGTCGTAATAACGAAAATTAAACAAAAGAAACATATTTCATTTACAGATAAGAACATTTACTTATTCAAAAGATTTAGTTTTACGCTGAAAAATTATACTTATATGGAACTTTGTGTTTTTAACATAGGCATAATTTCGTCTGTAATAGACTTCTTAGTTTTTATTATTTCATAAAGTTTTTTATCACCAGACATAACAGCATCTTCTTCAGAAACACTGTCAGGTTTAACAAGTGATAAGAAATAGATATTGACTTTTCTTTTTTCTTTTGGAAGATGAAGATGTGACTTAAATCTAATAGCACGACCGACAATCTGTTCTAATGATGCGTCATTCCACGGAGGATCTAGAACAACCACGTTTTCAACTCCTTTCAAATCAATACTTTCACCACCTGCACGAGTTATGATAAGAACCTTAATTTTATCGGCATTAAATTTTCTAATGTTTGATATTCGATCCATCTTGGAAATGTTACCAGAGTATTCTGCAAATGTTATACCATTTTCTGATAGTTCTTTAGCAATAGGTTCTATACCAAAACTAAGCCAATTTGTAAAGATAATAGACTTTCCGCTGTGTAATATTGGGATAACATAATTTACCTTTCTTGAACAATAGTCAGTTCCTGCTTTATTTACAGCACGGCGATATCCATTGTAAAATCGTTCAGGAGATTTAAACTGAATTCCTAGAAATTCTTCTCTGCCTATCAGTGTTTGATATATTTTATAATATTTTTCACTCATAGGAATATCTATATAATGATCAAAGCGTTCTGGATAATTCTCTGGGTCTTTATAATCAACTATGTCAATTTTATCTCGTAAGAGTAAGGCAATTTTCTCTAAATTCTCATCCGATATATCACGAGTAATCCATTGTTCTGCCTGAAAAGCGTCATAATCTTTCTTTAGACCAACTATTTTTTTACCGTGAACCATGTTTATTAGTGGAATAAGGTCAACTACAGAGTTTACAAAAGGAGTTGCCGTAAGAAGCAATCTCTTAGTGGCTCTAAAAGCTGCATTTATCAATATACTTGCCATCGCACCGTCAACATTTCTTACATTGTGCGCTTCATCTACTATAAGAAATTTATTTCTTAAAGAAATAGGTCGTCCATTAACGTGTTCACTCCAAAATTTATTCAATGTATATATTTCGTATTTATCCGAATTCTTTACTCCATAGGTCTCTTGCATCGACTTTTCAAAATTAGAACACGTAGATGGTGGTCCGACAAAAACTACACCGCTTTTTGGATTTTTATCAAGATAGCATTGTGAGCATGTAACTGCTGTTAAGGTCTTACCTAAACCTGTTGCGTGAACTACTAGTAAACTGTCATTGTTTTCCATAAACTCAACTACCTTCATTTGAGAATCAGTTAGTTTCATTTTCGATCTACTCGCGCAATCGGTAGCAATTCGTGCCAAACGTTGCCATCTTTGACTGCTTACTCTTATAGGAGCTGGTTCACGTTGGTTTCTTCCAATAATTTGCATTTTTTTAGGTACAAGTGTTTTTTCAGTAGTTTTCTTATATCCTGGCAAATTTTTGCATCTTCTGTTAATAGGATCACGATATTGGTGTGGTTTACACGGAACCAAATCTTCTATTGGTTTTTTCTTTCTTCCACTTGGGCTAGAAATTTTAGGACTCCTAGGGCTAATTCTTTTAGGGCTAATTCTTTTAGGGCTCTTTGTAGGACCACTATTTGTTTTCTTATATCCTTCAATATTTTTACATCTTCTAGTATCAGGATCGCGATACTGATGCGGTTTGCATGGAACTAACTGATCTAGTGGTTTTCTCTTTCTACCACTTGGACTTCGATCATCTTTAGGACTAGATATTTTATGACTCCTTTTAGGATCAGACGAAGATTTCTTTTTCGCGCCTAGATGTTTACCTTCCAGTTCGGTGATTCTTTTACCATCTTTATAGTAATATTTTTGATCGTTTTTTGTAATAATATAATAAACATTCATTTATTATATATCAGAAAAAAATGATTGTGTTAAATACACATTTGTTGTTTTGTAAGTGTTGATAGATTACTCCAGTTTTTTGAGAATGCAAAATTTGGTCTAATAACAGGCTCTTGGTCTCTTATACGTTCAAAATTTTCTTCAGAAATGATCTTTCCCGATACTTGCCCCATTTTAATTAAATAATCACTCTTTTATATTTATATTAAAATTATAATGTTTAGTGATCTATGACTAGTTTACAGTTTTGAATGTCTGTATCATTTCTAGTGTAAAAGAAAAATTCAGAATTGACAAGATGTGGAACCGTTTTATACACACATAGTGTGTCAAAATGGTCAATCATAAAATGATCTATTGGTTGTTGAACTCCAAACTGGTTTACTAATTTGATCAATTTATCAGCTCCTTTAGGTCTTAGTACATAACCAAAGGCTCCTCCACCGTACAAACGCATATTATTAGAAAAACGCATAACACCTTCATGTACAAACTCATCACCATATTGTGTTAATCCATATTCATCGTCAAAAAATCCTAAATATAAAATATCCCACCTAGGATCGTCTTTAATATTTTGATAAATTTTATTAAATTTTTCTACAAAAAGATCATCCAACACAACATCATCTTCTAGTATAATAGAATTCTTATCGCTTTTTAACGCATCTTTCCACATTGAAATATGACTAGCTGCGCAACCAAGAGTTCCGGCAAAATATTCATGTGTTAACTCTGTCCATCGTTTTCCAATAAAATCTTTACTAACAGCAAAAATTGATTTTAACTCATCATTTAAAACAAGTGTCTTTCCATCAACTGCTTTATGTCGCTCGTAATTTTTCAACCCAATTTCACTTGCATGGTTAACAAATTTTTCCCATCTATCTGCTCTCCTGTCCAAATTAAGTACTTTAATGCAACAATCGTCATAAAAGTTGAAACTGTTAAACTTTCCTGATATGATAGACTCAATTACAGGAATCAACTGTGTTTGATTTAATATCTTTAATTTTTCAGTTCTAATTACATCAATTCGTTTTTCCCACTCACAGTTATCAATTGCGTCATTAATTATTTTCAAACTTTCTTTAGGATCATCCGGATTTATTAGTATATATGCGCGTTCATCAATATAAGAACCAATATTAGGGCAACCATAATAAAAACATAGACATTCTCCAAGAATTGCGTCTACTATTTTTTCTGTAAAATAATTTTCTACAGATGCATTTTCACATGCAATTGTATATTTATATGGAAATATACCATCGTCTTTCTCATAAAATGGAAGAGAACCTACATAGTTTTTAAACCCAAAATTGTTAGTTTTACCATAAAGATCAAACTCTAAATTATTTGAAACAAAATGAGCTATCATATTGATTCTTTTAACATGACCTGCAAGTCTATATTCGCTTGACGTGACACTCGATAAAATCTTTGTTTTTTCTATTTTCATACTCAAAAGTTCTGAATATGTTTTGTTTAAATGCCATTCTATACTATTGCGATTAAAAAAGCAATAAAAAAATTCGTCTGTTTTTGGAATAATCCAGTCATTTGGAAAGTATGTTTTTCTATTTTGTAATTCCTCCATAGAGATCAGAATTGTCTTTTTTGGTTCCCAAAATTCGTCTTGTCTCGGAAAATTAATGATACAATAAAAATCAGCCTTTTCTTCATCTGTAAAAAGAATATTTCCCCATTTTCCATCTGGTTGACAAAAACGTTTGTAAATATTAAATAATGTTTTATTATCAATCCAGTTACACATTAATTTTACCGATAAAAGTGTAGAAACGTTATTATTTTGAGTTTTATATCCAATTAAATTCAACCATTCATTTACACGTGACGACCACGTTTGCTTCATTGCCCATTCAAAACTTTTTACTCTCATTTGTTCCTTAATATTGTCATTTTTTGCTATTTCAACAATTTTTTGCAATGCTTCATCAAAATATTCTTGTGAATAAATTTCTTTATTAAGCAATATACCTCTATCACCTATTGTATCTGTCAAACCTGCAAGATTAGTAGTTACACAGATACATCCTGCTGCTAAAGCCTCAAGAGCGCTAATGCAAAAAGTCTCTTGCCACGCAGTTGGATAATACCAAAAATCGGCTGCTAATTGATGTTCTGCTAACTCTTCGTTTTCGAAACGACCCATAAATTTAATATATTCGGTCGACTTAATTAGGTTAAGAAGATCAGAGTGTTCAGAATCAAAATCTTCTTCACCTCTGTAAACAAAAAGCTCAGCATCTGGGATTTCTTTTCTAATAGATTTAAAATTATCTACTAATTGTTTTAAACCACGTATAGGATTTGAAGTATATATAAAACGATTTTTAACACGTTCTACCTTTTTATTGTATCGCGAAACTTCAATTGCGTTACCAATTATAA